TCTTAAACTGAGTTTCAGTTGTACTTGGCAAATACAAGTTGAGTAGGTGTGCGATTGGATCTCTTGGAAGAATTCCACCATATGTACTGTTACCTGTTACTGGTGGGCTATAGGTTGCTTGTGTATCACCGACTATAGATACATTTTCAATTACAAAGTCTATTGATGAATCATATCCTGTTGCAGTGTTATCATTTTTAATACCAAAGTAGTTCATCTGACTGGTTTGTGTAGTTAAAGTAATGGAGAATGTGCTTTGATTTACCAGTTGTGTATAGTATTGATCGGAGTAAACACCCCATGACATTGTTGAACCATCAATTTTTGACAATCTACAATAATATGCTTGATTTAAGTTCATAGCACCTACAGCAGTACCCGAGTTACCAGTTTGACCAGATAATACCGCACCAGCATTACTGGTATGTAAATATAGACCAGTACTTGTATTGTTAGTAATAAGTGTAAATCCACTGAATCTCTGAGATGTTGTTGCTGGAGTGTTCCAATCAGAATCAAAGACACCGATAAATGCAGTTGCATAGTTAGATGATGTACCTTGTCTGTTTGAAACTGTTAATTTAAATCTACATTCATATCTATATGTGTTATAACCTAGATATGTAAAATTAGAACGTGCTGAATTAAGCCAATCAGATATTTTAGTTACACATGTGTCTGAAGTACCAGTTCTTCTAAGTTTACCAGATATGCTATCTGTTGTAATGCTTACTGCAAATATAGGTGTAACTTGTGATGGTATCCAGAAATAATCAGCCTCTTCCTGTGATTGATATTTCTTAAAGTCTTCTACCACTATTGGTTGATAGTTTCCTAGAATGATTTGTGGTGGTTCTGCATAATCACTTCTTGTCTCAGATAAAAAGTATGAAGTACCGTTAACAGTTCCGTCTACTGCTCTAGCTGGTGTTGCAGCGGTTGGGCTGTTAGTTGTAGTCCAAATTTTAAAGTCGTCTATTTCATATGATCTTGTACCAGTTGCAGTGGCAGATAGAGTATTACATATTTTTATATAAGAAACACCTACATCACTTACAGCGTTATCCTGAACATACTGTGTTGTTTGATAACCAACTAATTTTGAGTATTGTGGATCTTTACCATAGTTGTAAATGTAAATGTTTCCAGAAGATCTATAAATTTCAAAGTAATACCATTCGTTTAAAGACATGTTCCAGTTTGTGCTACTTGTTGCAGAGCCCTGACCGACAGTACTTATAATACTGTTTGATGCTCTTGCAGTGTGCATTGTAAATTGTTGTTTACCTGCAACTAGACCAACATCTTGTTTAATTTGCATACCGTAAAAGTACTGTGTAGAGTTTTGGTTGGTTGTAGTATTTGAAGCACCAATAAATATTGCACCACCATCACCAACTACACTGTTGGAAGTCATTCTAATTTTGAATCTTATACGCCAAGTTGAAGAACTAAAACCACCAGAAACGGATTTATAATATCCACGACTTGATGTACCGTCTGCTATACAAGTTAGTTTCAGGACACCGTTTGCGACACCATCTCCACCTGTGTTTGATGCACCTGTGATTGCTGTCCAACCAGTTGCAGAAGATAAATCATCAGTAAAGTCATAAGCTGTCATGTATCCTTGGTGTGGTGAATAACCAAAGTTCCATCTAACATAAGAGGATATTGGAGATGTATCGTTAGCACTGTTTCTGTTTCTATAGAAAATATCATTGGTTGGTACTGTGGTACTGTAGGAATATCTTGGTACATCATAATATTGAATAGCACTTGATACGAATTTTGTACCGTTTGCTCTAAGATAGAGAGAATCTGTAACAGTTCCATCGTTCATTACGAACTGGTCATTGTTTGCTACTGTTGAAGGAATACTTACTGTAACAGCACCAGAAGAAGCATTGTTAATTGTTGCAACGTTAGTGTTACCAGAGTTTGCAACTGTTAATTTACCCTGTCTAAATTTAATTACACTATTAAAATCAACTGTATCTACATTAGATACGCCACTGAACAAGTCAGAAATCTTATCAAGGTCGTCTCCACCAAAGTGGTCTGCATCTCCAGCATCATTGTTAATTACTTTCTTCCACACCATCTAACTACACCTCATACTCCCTGAGCTTCGGGGCATACATCCAAGAATCATTTTCATTCCACTTTCCACCTTGAACTACTGTACCATCTTGGCTTATATAGTTTATGCTCTGAAATCCATCTCTGTGCCATCCAAGCAGATAAACCACGAAATCTTCGTAACCCATAGTTTTCTGAACACGTTTGCGGTATATTAATTTGTCGCCATCTTCTAATTTCATAAGTAGAAATGGTTGATCATCTTTCAAAACTTCCATAAACTCAATATTTTTTCTATCTAAATGATCATAAGAAAGTGTTTCACTTAATGTAACTTTGTTTCCGTTCTTATAAATTGCAGAAAAAGTAAAGTTTGGCATTGTATTGCACCAATTTTATTTAAGTTTCGTCATATTTCCATGTAAAAGTCTCTTGACCTGTAGTACCAGCACTTGCTGTATCTGCAACTTCTACTTGGTAAACAACAAAGTTTCCAAAGTCACCAGTGCTAGGGTTCGATACTGAACCTGTTACTGCTAGTGGTGAAGCAGATGTATAACCAAATGCATCTGCTGGTGAACCTGTTAGACCACCATGGTTTCCTGTTGTCAGTTGTGTACCGTTACCAACAGTTCCAGTTGCTTGTACATATGAGGTTGATTGACCTACTTTACATGTGACGCCTGTGCCAAAGCTATTTGTGCCATCAGTATACCATCTCAAGTTATCAATAGTTCCAGAAGGAGTTGCATCACAACTCAATCGGGTTGATACCCAATAAGAATAGTGTGTTTCTCCTGTGACTATAGTAACTGGATTTGCTGTATCTGATGTTGAATGTGCATCAGTAGCATTGGCTCTGGTATTTATACCAGTAATGTCGCTTTTCGTAGGACTTCCAGAAGATCCTGTCCATCTACGAATTGTAACTGTAGCTACCATATATTGATTGAAGTTTCCGTATATTTAAAGATTATGTGCTCTGAATACCTCTTACAGTTTCAGTTGTAATCTTTTCCAAGTCAAATGAATCATATACAAAATCACCTAATTCCATAGTAGTGAGACTTTCTGGGTATTGATATTCTATACGTTTTATCATTAGTTCTTCTGGTACTGGAAATCCACCACTTTCAGACCCTATATTTTTGGAATAATAGTAAGCCTTTATTTTATTATTCTCTATAAGCTCATTAACTAAACCTCTAGTTTTTATAGTAACTCTTCTTGGTATTGTAGAGTAAGCGTTTCTCAAAATGAATTTTTTATTAAATCTAGTGAGATCAGCACCTATTTCTAGGTAAGGTATAGATATAGCTCTAGCCTGTAATCCATGTGTAACTATTGATAATAGATCTGTATCTGTCTGTTTTATACTATCTTTTTTATTTGTACCTGTATAAGCATCTGGAATCAATCTAATATATTTATAAGACATGACAAATCTTCCATAATAAGTATCTTTAATTCTATATGTTAAAGATGGAATTGATGTTTGAACACCGACTGCATCAACATTAACAGAAGTTATATCATCTAGATAACTAACTGGTAGTGATATGAAATTAGTCATATTATTGTCTAGAGTTTGACTATTAGTAGAATTTGATCTTGTTATACTTATTAATGGTCTAGATTTAGTATTATCAACGGTGAATGTTGCGTTTATAGCACCACCAGCAGCTATACCAACATTATAAATAAACCCTTTATCGGCATCTAAAAACATAAGTGTAGTAACACCATCCCAGAAAACATCTGATGGTCTATTTCCTACAGGTGTTCCACCTCCAAGATTTGTAGTTGGTGCACTTATAGTACTTAAATTCCAAGGAGTACTTAATGTATATCTTTGAATTGCAGGTGACTGACCACCACTACCATCATAAAAATTGTTATTATGTATCGCTGTATAAATAGCTGTTCCATCGTTTGCAACATGCATACCATTCGTTCCCTGTGTGTTTGATATAGTAGTGGTAGATGATACTAATGTTATAGTATAGTATAAATTCCAAGCAGTACCAGACCATTTATGAAGATAACCATCGTAATCCATTACATACCAAGCAGTACCATCAACTGTTCCAGCACCACTTGTATTTTTAGCTGCTGAGAAACACATTGGTATCATATTAGGATATGCACCTACAGCTATACTTGCACTAGCAGCTAGTTGTGTGCCATTACTGTTTGCTGCAGATGAGATTTCCCAAGCTGTAGTAAGAGGAATCTGATGAATTCTTTTACTTGCCTGATCTAAAAGCCACAAACAAGTACCAGTTAAAGGCTGTATTAATATATCCACTAAACTCTTACTATTTGATGTAGCTGTCCAACTACTCGCTAAAGTTGTAGCATATGTGGCTGTTGCCATATTATAAGCAGTTGTTAAATTCCATTGAATAACTTCACCAGTATCACGATTTACGGTGTATAATCTAAGACCACTGTTACCCCATGTAAACGCTACTTTATCATAGGGTTTCATTATTGAGATATTAACATCTTTAGGTATAATAGCACAATCAACATCTCCACCAGTATAATTAGCAGTGGCATTATCACCATCTGAGTAACTAGTTGTAGAATTAACATATTCTGCTGGTGCTTTTATTGGGTTAATTGTTGTAGTTGTTCCACCATATTGATATGTTTTAGTAGCTAAAGTATATGCAAACTCTGTTTCAGCACCGTATGATGTTATACTGTTAACCAACATGGTTTTATCATCTCCACCAGTGTTAAGGTTAAATCCACTATCTGTTGATATAATCCTTCTTAATGTTGGCACTGATGAATTTTTAACAAATGTTATTATTCCTGTAGGCATGAATGTGAATGTAACATCATCTAATACTGATATGACATTGAATAAATCCAATAGTGTACCGTTTGCTATAAATCTACCCTTCAACCTATAAAAATTCTCAGCGTTTGCAGATAAAGATGGAGTAGTTCTATCATCTAAATTATATTGTTGTAAAACTCCAGCACTAGTAGTTCCTGTAAGCATCATAAAACGTTTTATCTGAATACCAAAATTTGTTTGATTTGCATAATCCAATAAATCTGTTAGTATTATATTAGTTCTCAAGCCAGCATTATAGATATTCTTAGTTCTATTAGCAGTAGTAGTTGTTAATACTCCATCATTAACTTTTGTATTCAGTATTATCTCTGCTAAACTATTACAATATACAGTATCAGTTGTATTACCAGAATCAATCTTCCACACCCTACCATAGAATTTTAATGTCGTTATGGGTAAAGCCACTTTATAATGTTCAGATAATTCATCACTGTCAAATGCTCTATTATAAACTCTCATCTGATATAGATATTCCTTTATGGTGCTGGTATCACCTATAGTTACACTACTATTATAAGTCAAATCTGCTGTTATACCAGATTGAGTTATAACAGATACATTATCAAGATATAATGTCAATGTCCCACTCTGTCTAACTAATGCCAAAGTTAGTAGTCTATCCTGTAACTGTGCTGTAGTATATTCACCAGATAGATACGTTGTTGTCACACCAGATACATATACATTTACTCCTAACTTCCAATTATTATTTGTTAAATGCCTGATGAATAGTTTTATACCATGCTCAACAAATGGAAAGGTATTATATCTATACCATAAATTTCTATCAAATTGTGTATTAGTAGTTCCCCAATTATTCATATCTGTTAATGCAATACTCTGTGTGATTGTAAAGTCAGATGCAAAACTCATTACTGGTTGACCAAGATCATTATTCACAGTATTGAAAGCAATTTGAACACTATTTAGATAACAACATAACCTATTGCTTATTCTACCTTCTAAATTATTGGTTTTAAAAGTAACGTTTGATGAAAAACCAGTTAGATAATCATTTGTAGCGTTATGATCAAATCCAGATTCATCTCTACAACTAGATGTAAAATTCCATAACCCCACAAGTTCAGTAGTATCTAGATCATCTTGTAAGTATCCTACATAGTCACCATTTTTTATACTAACACCTGACGATGTAAATTTTATTACTGCGTTATCTGACATTCTAGAACCCTCTCTACGTATTATAGCAGTTAATGGTTTAGCAAATCTCCTTGCTTCTAGTACAGGTGAGGCATCAGATGAACTATATGGATGGTATCTTTTGATAAAACATGTTATATTAGGCATATTAAGTCACTGTTACAGTTGTTGTAGATTCTTCAGACCATTTACCTACTGCACTTTTATCATCGTATAATCTTATCTTCATACGAGTATAACTACCAGCAGTTACACCTGACCACACGGTATCGTATGTATATACTCCCGCTGGTCTAGTAAAAGAAACTTTTTTCTGAACTGGGTCATATCCATCTCTTATACCAGCAAACTCTACTGCAGCTATTGTAGGTCTATCATTAGCAGTGTATAGGCTAGATTCTGTTGATCTTATAGTTAAAGTACCATCCCCAAAACTATTAGGTGTCATACTGACTATTTTTGATGCCTCTGGTGCGTGACCATATATAGTAACTACTTGTTTACCCTCTATGAAATCTAATGATGTGGATATATTAACTGGATTACTTGCATCAATGGTAAAACTTATTGATTGCCACGTTCCTTGTACTGTCAATAATTTTGCATCTAGTGAATCAATATTAGCATAAGTATAACTAGTAGATCCACCTACACTATCATCTAGTATATAGATAAAGAAGTTTGTATCACTCATACCCTTTGGCTGTAAGAGTTTAATTTGATTCATTTGTTCAAATGGAGTTTTACTTTTTATTTGAGTAGGTGTTGGATCTATCGCCCATTTATTATTAACTCTTTTTATATCAGTACCAACCATATTTTCTTTTTCCTCTATTAGCATCCAACTTAAACCAAGATTCATACTATTACCTTCTAATTTTACAAGCATATTTTCTGTTGAATCTTCTTCTGGTAATGGCATTGGGCTGACTGGTGAATTATATCTAAAGCTTACATTACTAAAATTACCAACCTTAATAAAGGTTGTATTACTTCTTAACATTATTGTGTATGTCATACTCTACCTCTCTTTGTATTAACTTCTTGCATTACGGATAATATAACACTTCTTAGTCTATTAATATCATTAACATCTCCACTCATATTACTTATATTTATATTCACGGTTATAGGTGCACTACTCATAGAGCCACTACCTACAGGTGTAATAGATTCAGCACCTCTCTCACCAAATGAATACTTTTTACCACTTCTTCCTATACCTAGAATAGGCTCAGTAATCATACCACCAGCCCAATGTGGCTCAACATTATCAGCTGATGTTATTGATCCATCACCTATACCACGTATCATGTCAACAGCACCTTGAACTTGTTTTAATGTTGATTCTTTACCCCATCCTAAGAAATCAAGTACTGTTTCTGTAGCACCTATATCTCCACCAGCCTCCTTTACTTTATCTAATAATAGATTTCGTAACTGTTGATATTGTTCTGGTGCTAATGCCTGAGTAGCACTACCAGCGGCATCTAATCCAGCCAACGCCCATCCTATAATAGGTATTGATTTAACTGCTGTCTTTGCAGCTGTTTTACCTACTATCTTAGCTAAGTTCTTTTCAAAGAAACCTAAAACTTTAGCTTCCATACTAGCCCATTTATTCTGGAAACTCTGTATCTGTTTAAATACTGGGAATTTCGAAAGACCATCCGTAAACTTGACAGCACCTTCCCAAAACTTACCTAATGACAACGCATTATCTACAGCTTTTTCAACTTTTACTGCATCTTTAACACCAGTTACAGTTTTTTCAGCTTCACTTATTTTACCAGTTAATTTACCTATACCATCAGATATTGCATTAGTGAAAGACTTCCATGCAGATATAAAATTATCTGCGATCTCTCCTAATTTCAAACCTTTAAATGCATCACTCATACTATCAACAATCTTACCAAATTTAGTTGTGATCTCTGCAAACTTTGTATTGATAGTTTCTAATACCTTAGAGAATTTTTCACTTGCAATATTTGTCACTGTTTTAATATCAAACGCATCAAACCATTTCTTAAAGTCTCCTATTACACCACCAAACGTACCTTTGATTTTTACAAAGTTAACTCTGATCTCTTTTAAAACTGTATTAAATTTATTTGTAATGAGAGTACCTACATCTTTTAATTTGAATGCATCAAGCGTTTCTCCAAATCCGTCTTTTAGGTCTTTAAATACAGTGCCAACTTTTGAAAATCCAGTTGTTACCGATTCTAGGAAACCACTCCATTTGGCACTAAGAAGCTTTTTTATCTCTTCTAATTTAGTTCCATCAGTAATATCTCCTACTAGTTTCTTAAGATCATCTAATATACCAGTGCCTTTTGTACCTTCACCAGCTTTACCAGCCGCACCTGCTATATCTGCTGGTGCACCTCCCATCTTCACTCCCTTGAGAACATCTTCACCTGCACCAAAGCCTTTAATCATTCCACCTATCATCTTTTTACCAATTTTTAATCCTACGAATGCAGCTACTAATGCTAATACACCCATAGCTATTATTGCCAACCATCCATTATCTCCAACTAACCATACTAATGCTTCTCCTATCTTAGTACCCCAATCTCTGAAGAATGGATACATTGCTCTATAGAATGGTATGATAAACCATCTCATTAACATGATTACTATCGGTCTTAGTAAAAATCCAAAGAAATCACCAATAGGTCTTAATAACATGTTAATTCCATAATCTAATAACTGTGATATTTGTTGAAATACAGGCGAGGCACTTAGAGCTTTCTTAACTATCATTATTAAGACACCAGCACTACCAGCACCTATTAATAATCCACCAGCATGTTTAGTTGCAAACTCACCCATTTTCTCAAGTGCACTTTCTCCCTTTGTACCTAAAGCTCTAGCTGTTAATGATTTATCCGTTTTTTCTATTAGATCTTTTAGTTGGGCTTCCATGTTTTTCACTTCTTGGAGTAGTTGTGGGTCTGTTGGATTTTGTCCATGTTGAGCAGTGAATTTATTTAGTTCTTCTTGCTTGGATTTTATAAGTTGTCTATTTTTATATAAACCAGTAAGACCAGAGCCAATAGCACCCATCGCTGTACCTACTGCTAAACCTTTAGTTAGTGATCTTGTAAAAAAGTTTAATTTATCAGTAGAACCCCTTAATGCGTTTCTCATCATAATGTGTTGTCTTACATGTGAATCGTGTAATTGTTCCAATACAATCTTACCTCTCAGGTTGTCTGCTCTAGCCTTGGCTTTCTCTATACGTTCCTGAGTATTCCATAGTCTAGCTTGTTTTCTATCGTTTAATAACTGTGCAGTATTGAACCTTCTTGCATTATGTTCATCATCTTGTAATCTCTTTCTCTGTGTATGTAATACATTATCACGAATGAATTGTTGTGCTTCCTTTCGTTTTTGTTCTAGTATCTGTTTTTCCACCTTCATATAATCGGTGGTTATTTTGATTAGTTTCAACCATTGAGATTTTGTTAATTTATCCAAAGTCCCATTCATTGTTTGGAATGCCTTCTCTAACTCTTTAGTAACTCTAACTAATTGATCAATATCGGTCTCATTAGCTGGATTCTTACCAAAATTCTGGGACATAAACTTATATATTTCCTATTTCCTTTTAAGTTTTCTGTTTCATCTTCCGATCCATCTCTTTCTGATGGGCATTATGTTGTTCTATAAGAGAAAAGAGATATGGTACTTGTTGCTTATCTACTTGCTCTTTGTCCCAGCCAAACTCGGCTGCGAAGAAGTAATAGAGCTCATCAGATCTCGATCTTCTCCCACTATTGTGGTTACCCATGCTTCCAAGAACTGACTTAAAGGGAAGTCAACCATTAAACCTTTGAGTACTTGCTCAACTACTGAGTTCTTGAGATTTCTGAGAACGCTTATATCGTTAACCTTAAATGGTGCACTTCTGAGTGTTTTCAAAAATATCATTGTTCTATACTGTGGGATTTTTACTTTGATGTTATTCATATCTGTCATGTCTACACATGAGGTCATGATGGATTCTATCTCACCAAAAGTTAAATCACTTTCATATTCAACAACTTCTCTTTTACCTTCCCAATCTATTTCAAAAGATTTCAGAACCATGTAATAATACTATTACAGGGATTTAATAAACCTTACGTAGTATCTACAGTAACTTGGGCTGTCTTTGCTTTATAGTTAACTTCTTGATATACTGGTTCTACTGGTTCAATTCCTGAGACAGCAAAGTCAGTGAAACTGATACCAGCTAATTCTATTGTAATGGATTTGGTACCATTTGTGAATTTTAATTCTAATTCAACAGTTCCCTCTGATTGAGTGCTTATGTTAGATTCTCTGTTACCTGAACTACCCTTTCCTATTTGTGCTAACATTCTTTCATAGAGTTTCCAATCACTCCAAGCTACTTTAAATCTACCAGTAATGTCAAGCATTCTTCTAAATGATGATGTTGCTTGGTTTGATGCTAATCCATATAATAATTCATTGTTAACTGTAAATGTTAAATCAGTGTCTTGAACTAGTGTGATTTCACTTACTGATGTTTCAGTACCAGTAGCCAGTTTTAATTTTGCGTGTGCAAATGTGTATGGATTTCCACATGTTATCGTTGGTGCTGAGAATGATTTACTTGGTGCATTTTCAATACCAAATGCAAAGTCTGTTGATACATTAACTACATCATTAACTGCTGTAGATATTGATAAACTATTTAGCACACATCCTTGTAGAGTTCTAACTTTATAATCAGTATGACCTGATACATATGAATCTTCACCAGTCTCAAATCCTACATCTATAGTCATACTCTCTGATACTTTTGGTGTGCTACCTTGTGTTAATCCACCATAAACAGTACCAGTAGGTGCACCAAATATAGCCCTAAAAATATCACCTGAAGTTTCTGATCCACTTGTAACACTATCTGCTAAAACATAATTTACTGATATAGATCCACTTTGCTGTCCATATGCATATGCAGCTGTCTCAACTTGACCTAGTTTACCAAGATCTATTCTATTATTAGTTAATGATAAAGTACCAATAGATGTTTTTAATCCAAAAGCTCTGTTAATACTTGCTGCGACTTTCCCAAAATTACTGGTTTCCCAACCATACAGAATATAACCATGTGCACCAGTTCTGATGACTCTTGCCATGTCTCTATTCGACTATCTTAGTATATAAATTTTAAGGATTAATAACCCTAAAGTCTATAGTAATTATATGATTGAACATATTCCTCATTCTCTCGTTTCTAGATACAGAGTTTAACACCCTCAAATCTACGTATTCATCATAACCTCTTATATTCTCTTTTATTATTCTCATCAATTCTTTAATTATATCTGAATGTCTTTGAATATCCTGATACGTTCTTATGTCTAAATCTATAGTTATTTCATGTAAATGATCACTACCATATAGTCCATAATATGTTATACTTTCTTCTCTAGGAGTGATTATTATCTGATCCCGTCTATCATCTATAAGACCAGTCGTTCTTTTTCTCCAAACAGCACTAACTTCTGGGGCTGGTGGTGCTGTCCAATTATCGTCTATAAGACTCTTAATCTTATCCAACATATCATAAGTTATTGTCATTATGTTACACCTGATGAATACTGGTAATCTCCGCCATATTTAAAATTAACCCATGTATCGCCTTTACCATAACTACCTTCTGGGGGTCTCATATTCTTTGTTACCTCATTCCATTCACCATCAGTCATATTTGACGGTCTTCTTCCTACATACCATATTTTACGAGATATTTTATATGCTATTTGATCCACTACCTTTTCTTCTAATTTGGTAACATCTGGGAAGCTTGTGCGACTCTCATAGTCATCACCGTAAACTTCTCGCATATATTCTTCTTGGGACATATTAGGAATTTTAACATCTCTAACCCATACTTTTATGGCTTCTATATTAGGTCTACATGAGGCTGGATATATTGCGTTTGAATAATATTCTGGTAATTCCTCATACTCGGTTTTAACTGACATTGGTTCTATATTATCTTTTAATAGATGATCTGGTGGTTCATCATAGATCTGTTCTTGTAGTCTCTGTCTTAATGCGTTTACTATTTGTTTACTATCATCCATGTCTTGTGGTAAAATAAATGGTCTATCAGATTTCATAGCAACCTTTAATTTGTACTGACCATTCTCTTCTACTATGTTAGTATTGATCGCCTGTCTATTAGTTTCTTTTTGTATTTCTAAACTATTCATAAAAGTCCAGAATTGCTCAATACTGAGTTTCTTAGGCATGACTACGGTATGACAAATACTTCTCGTCTGTTTTCAATACAAGTTTCTATGTCTTCCTTCCAATCTCTTTTTACAGCATTCAGATCTACCATACCACCTGTAGGTACTTCATCCATTCTAAACATTGTATTCATTAGTTCTAAACATACCATTTTAATTATAGCATCTTTTACATCTGGTGGTATAATACCATCACCAGCTTCACTATCACCACCATATCTATATGTAATTCTTAATCTAAATTCTCTAAGTGTTGAGAATAAGTAACCTCTGAAAAACAATTTACCCATCTCAGATTGTATACTATATGTAGAACTACCCTGTGCAGTAATATCTTCATAGTTACCACCCATACCAGACCACATCTCTACTTTATCACCTTCGGCTGAGTTTATAGGTAAAACCATTCTATGTTTTAAATTAATAGGAGTACCCCAACCATAAACATAATTCAATGGTAAATCATAAACTTCATTTTTAGATTGTTTAATACCCCATGTATGACCAACTCGTCTTTCAAATTCTGCTTCTTTTCTTATGATTATTTTTTCTATCTGAGTTTTATTTGGGCTTGTAGTAGCAGTGATAGGAACTCTTAGATAATCACTAATATCCTCTATTGTGCAGTAAGTCGTTGTCATTAGTCTTATAAAGATTACGAAGTATTTAAATTTGCTATTTGTAAACTACGAGTGCTCTAACTGTTGAACTAGCACATGTGACATAAATACCATTCTCAAACCTTCTATTCAACTCGATATAACCTTGAGGATGCTCTGAATGTATTGTAAATTCTATTGGTGCAGTTCCAGTAGTACCGTTTCTAAATACTAGTGTTGAATTATTATCATGAATCATTACATGAACTGCAACTACTACACCGTGATCGCCTTTTACTAAAGTACTAGCACCGTCTATATTCTTAATATTATGGTTATCTTCGACCATGAGTAATGTGTTAAATTGAAATATATAAACTTTAAGATAAAAAAGAAGGCTTTTTACGGACTCTAGTAGCCGAAAACTAGAAATTCAAATGTGGCATTCGCAATAGATGTTGTGTTTGCCATTTCCTCGAATCCACCAGCGGTTGTATTCAATGCTTCATACAACTTGATTTTCTCACTACTTTTGTCATATTTGACAATGTAGTTAAGGCTTGAGGTTTCGGGAATCACTGCTACTAGGGTTGAAATTCTACCTTGCTTCAAATCGGCACTAACACCATTTGTTGCATAAGTATCGCTTCCCCCAGCAGTGCATTTGATCTTGTAACATCTTAGTTTAGATGTTAAAGCAGACTGTAGTGACAATGTTTTGCCAACATTAGCTGCTGTCCAATCACTTACTGATGTGGTGATAGCCATAGTAAACTTAATTAATGAGGGATATATAAAGTTGTGGATGGACTTTAAACTTAAAGTAGATATGAAGTTATGTCCAAAGTGTTATTTACCAGCATATGCAGCGGTTACAACCGAAAGCCCACGAGTTCATTATTACTGTCAAAATATGTTCTGTAGTATGTTAGGTAAAAGTATAGAATAAAAAAGAGTTTATGGGATTGCTCTAGAATAGAGTTTACCTTCTAATGCCATCTTATACATTTCTGCAACGTATGGGTTTTCACTTGGAGTTTCTGCACCAAGTTCAACCAGTCTAGCATACACTCTGACTACATAAGCCAAAGCACCCATGAAGGCAACTACAACTCCCATATTGAACATCCAATGGTTAGGCACTGCAAATATCTCTTCTACAAACCAAAAGTGCCACATTTCGTTAACACCAATGGTGAACATGGTTGCAAGATAACCTAGTATAGTCATCTTTAATCCAGTGTTCATAGAGTTTCCTACACCTCTCAATATTGGTACTTTACGATCATAAATCGCAACACTACCCCAACCTAGAGGTAATGCTATGAAATGACTGTATAACCACCAATGAGCTGGTGTAAACGCAGAATCCCTAATAGATGTTTGATGAAGTGAACCATCAACAAAGTTATCAACCTCTACAGAAGCAGCGGTTGATCCCATCGCAATTACAATCAACCAAATTTTCTTCAGTCGCTGTATTTCCACTTCTTTTGGAATTAAGGCTGGAATCTGTGCCATATATACCATTAGTATATTAATTATATAAGTTTTAATTGTGACTAATGAGTATTTAAGGATGTGGTGATGTTGAACATATTGGTTGAACATTCAGTCTTCGTTTTTTCTGATAGTATTCTCTTTGATATTCTTTTATCTTATCCTTGTTTTCCTGATAGCGTTTTCTTTGATATTCGTTTATTCTGTCCTTGTTTTCACGATTGTATTTTCTTTGATACCTTCTTTGATATTCTTGTAACTTTTCTCTCATTTTATGATTGTTATAATATCTAAATAGGTGTCCACAGTTAGAACTACAAAACTTTTTTCTCTTATAGTCGTTACATACATCACTTATTTCACTTTTACAATATAAACATCTTTTGATTGTTCTTTTCGATGACATAACTATATTTGGCAACAGCCATATATAAGTGTTTAAAAAAAGGAAAATAAGGGAATGTAATTTAGAGTTTAATGTCTCTAATCTTACCTTGTGATCTGAAGTGACGACAGACTGTTTCTCCCATAGTTCTAAACAATCCTTTCTCAACAAATGCATTGTTGACGAATGGATATGCTGGAGTACGTCTTGTTGCTTCGTAATACTCGGTTGGGATTGCGACTTGAATTCCTATTCTTGGGTATCCATAACCTTCTGCATCGCTTGTGTCGAGTGCAAATAGTCTACCAATTTCTGATGAATCAGAAGCATTGGATGGTGCATCCTTTGTTGGGATGAACGGAATACCATAGATAGAGTCAACATGAATTCCAACTCCAGTACCCTTAAAGGTCTGGATACCGTTTACATCTACTTGTACAAGTGCTTCACCGTAAGGATTTGCAATTCTTACAGAAGGCATATACAAGCCCTGAATTTCAGAGTATACTTCGTGTGAACCAAGGAATACGTTTGGATCTTTACCAGATGCTTTTCTGATCTTTCGTAGGAAAGTTCTCAGTGTATCATCAGTTAGAACTCCGTTTGTACCGATTGTTCCTGAAGCAGATTCTACGGTTGAGTCGAAGTCTGTACCACTGTCCCTGTCAATTTTGTTCCAAGGATCATACCAGTTATTATATGAGCCACCTAATGTGTCTTCTTCTGCATCTGCTGAAATAATTCTGTCCAATGACTCAAAGTCAAGTGATCCAGAATAATCTGCTGCTGCGGAAGCTGCTTGTGATTCAACGTCAGCTAATAGCATTTTGTTCAGATTCTCTTTGTGCTGTACAGCCATGAATAGTCTAAGTGAACCTAGACCACCCCAAATATCGTCTTTGCTGTGAGTTGCCATCCACTCCATAACTTCTGATGCAGAGAAAGCCAGTTGTGCTGTCTTTGGTCTAACATCTAGTTCTTGTAGTGTTGGTTTTACAGTTGCCGCGATAAGTCCACCTTCAGTTGTACCGCCCAATCCAGTATTATTGGATGAGCCAGCATCAGCTAAGGCTGGGGCTCTTGCTGTAATTACACGCCAACCTGATTTATCCCAAGGATACTTTGGCAGAATGCCGAAAGCGTTTGCCTCAAGATTCAACTGAGCCCATGCATAAGCACCGAAAATGGCGTTAAAAGTGCCACTGGTTGCTGTAGTGATTGGTGCATCAGATTTTCTAATCAGGTTTCGATTGAATCCATAATAAAGTGCTTCTAGCTCGTCAATGGTTCTAATTTGCACCATTTTTACCAAGCCTCACTCTCTGGTGTGTAGTACTTGTTCGTATAGAGAATATTTCTTGCAACTAGGCTCAAGTCACCAGTCTCTCTTGCATCTTTCAAAACTAGATTGTAGTCTTGTGAAAATGACTTGTTGATTGTCTCAACAGGAGCTGTTGGTCTTGGAGTCTGTGTTGAAGTTTCAGCCTTTACTTGCATTGAAAGACCATTCTTATCTTTGCCATGTTCTGCACCATCAGCATCGAGTGCTGCTTGGACAGAGTTAGCATTGTATTCGTCTGGTGTTTTCACATCTGCACCTACATCTTCTCCACTTGTTCCTGATGGCTTCAGTGGGAAATCTGTTGGTTTCTCTAGAGCCTTCAATCGTTCCTCAACACTTTTAAGTGTCTCGGTAACTCCTTTTTGAGATTCTGCTAGTGATTGAATTACTTCAGTCACAGCCTCAAAGTTGGATTTGATTGCTTCTCTAAAAGATTTTTTGGCTTCTTTCTCTTCCGATTTGTCTTCGTCTTCTTCGTCTTTCTCTTCCTCTTCGGAAGGAGAGACTTTTTTCTCGGATTCTTTATCTACCATGTCGTTGTTAAATCTTTAATAAGTTGGTTTATATAGATTGCGGTAGATTTATATAATTGTGCAGATTTCTTTCTTCTCTTATCTTGTTTTGCTTGAGATTCTACCTCTTTCTTGGTGACCTGTTGGGAGTCAGCTTGTTGAACTATTGGATCAGCACCTAGACCCCTATCTCCACTTTGTACTGATTGAGGATCTAATGATTTTTCATGTTGAACAAATGCACCAACTATCTTCTTGGCACTTTTTGGAGATTTACCCTCTTCTACTAATGCATTAACCTTACCTTGGAAAGTACGAAGCTTTCCTAGATTTACTTTAATAACCATTTCATCACCATCTACCTCTACCATAGCTTTTTTGGTGTCTTCCTCATCTTCTTTTTCTTGTTCTTCAACTACTTTTTCGTGTATCTTTTTCTCTTCTTCACTTGGTTTCTCACCTTTTAATTCGTGTTCACGTTCTATGACTTCTTTTGCTTCTTCACCATCACCTTTCATTACCAGACAGCCAAAGTTATTACATCTGATTAACATTTTACCTTCTGAGTGAACCTCTGTTTTATCAGCCATAGCCTTTGCTATAGGATTAAAATCAGTTATCAATGCCAAAGGCACTGCTGGATCTTTACAAACTGCAACCTCATAATGTTCGAGATCTCTCAGTTGATATGCAATACTACCGTCTTTCATTCTGAATGGCGTTCTATTGCTCTTTGTAGCCCCACCGAATGACAGACCTTTGTATTCTCCAGATTTTATTCTACTCCAGATTTCATTGTCTAACTCATAATTACTATGAATCTTTCCAATGATTTTTATGGCTGGATATTCTTGTCCATCAACTGCTTTGTAGATGGTTTTTTGGTAATTGATACCTTTACCAATAACTCGGTTACTGTGAGTATCCGTGATTGGTGCACCCCTGTCCATCCAAATTGGCAGTACCTTGATGAGCTCGTCAACTATTGTAACCTCACCCTGTTTATCTTTTACCTCAACGGTTAGATAACCCTCGAAGAATCTTTCATTACCTGATATAGGTTGTAAAGACTTCGTTACCAGAGTGTTGAAAAACAGCTCGTTAGCCATGTATATAAATCTATCTAACGTGTATTTAAAGATTAGTAGTAATAAAAAAGGAAGTGTAGTTTGGATTATTTATCCAAAACTGCGTGTGCCTTATCAATTCCATAACCCAATAGGGCGTTGGAAACGAATAGACCCACTAAACCAACATTATCTGTTACGCTTTGCAGACCTACAATGTTAACCATGCCGAAGGCAAAGAACACTGAAGATATGAGTGCAGATGCTAGTTTTCTTGGAGAATAACTTTCACCATTCGAGGATTTATAACCTTGAATGGTACTGGCTATTGCACCAATACTTGCTGCCACGAGGGCAACAATCGCTAATGTTTCGCTTGACATTGTAATTTAACCGTATAACCCTTCCTTATTTAATCTTTACTGAGCAGTTCACGCACAAGTTCATCTAATTCGGTTGCACTGTTAGGATGATCACGTTTTACTTGATTATCTATGGTTTTTGCTAAAACAATAATGGTTTTTTGTAGCATTTCTACTTTTTTACATAGATCGTCATGAACTTTTTGCATTTTTCGTATATATGCTACACAACCAGCACCTATTGCAACCACTACAGGTGGTAGTATTCTTGCTACAAGTTCTTCGATAAAAACAGCATCTACCATAACGTTAATATAATATCCTTACTTAAAAATTATCGCCTTGGCGACTTCTTTCTATATATACCAAACATTTAAAGAATATAGTAAGATTAATAAGGATTATATTTATGATCCACTTCACCATACAAAACTAATAGATATTTACATAGTTCCAAAACTTAAAGTCATTTTAGTAACACAGACAAATGAAGATAAAGAACGAATCAATATGAATAAAACAATAGTTCATGCTAGAAACGGTACTTTACCAGAAGAATTAAAAGAATTAACTAAATTAATACAACATAATGATACAGTATTCGATGTTAAAAAAGGTAAATTATTATTTAGACCTAGATTTCTTAGAAGTCCACTTTATGAAACTAAAGTAGACAGATTCTACGGTGATCTGAAGAAAGGAAAGTATAAAATAAACTATAATCATAGATTTTATGATTTTATTAGAGATAGAGTTAATCTCGTGCTCTCTGAGCCCAACCCTGCTTGAATTTTTCCTGAAAGTCTTTACCATATTTCTTTCTTAAATGCTTCCAGAATGGATCATTACCCATCATACCACCACTAGTGTTGTATTTTTTAGTTACATCTGCGATTTTTCTATGACATGACATACAAAATCTAGCATTTATTTCTTCAAGTGCGAATTTATGTAGACCACAAAACAGACAAAGACCATAATGTTTGTAAGAAACCGTGGTTAACAATGCCTCTCTACCTCTTTTACCAGCACAGTCACCACATATAGTAGCGATTGTAGCCGCGGCAACATCTTTTTTCAAACAATTCAGACAAACTGCTTCTTTATAGTGATTAACTCTTGTAAATTCGTTCTTTTGATGACGATCCCATAGTTTTTTTCCTATATCGTCACCACCAGTATTAACATTTAACTTGGTTGCCATTACTCTTCTTCGTCATCTTCCCATTTTTTCACTACATCAAACTCATTTCTAACAAGTTCTCTAGCATCTCTAACTGTCATACCAGCGAATTTTCTCAACTCCTCTATGGTTTTACCCTTAGTCCAATTAAAATCTATCGCAGTTTGTAGTGTTTTTTTGACAACCTCAAAGTTTGTTGGTGTAATTCCATCAGGAAAACTCTTTTTTGACATACTTGTGCCACTACCACTAGCAGGGAATCCACCAGCCACGCCACCAATATCAGATGGTCTACCTAATTTAGGTTCACCTTGCATGTTTTGTCTACCTTCTTTAGGTGAAGCAGTTCCTCTACCCCTACCTAAACGAGCTTCTGCATCGGCTCTCATCATTTCTTCTGTAGACATGGCTGTATTTTTACTCACTTTAAATTCACCAGTATGTGTTCTTGTAATTTCAAAGCCCATTTGTTGTAGTATTGCCATATTTTGTATTTCAACACCCTGAGTTTGCAAATCTCTCAATTTATCGTTCTCTTCTCCAGCTTTTAATTGTAAAACCCAATCATCAATGTTCAAAGTCTCTGCAACTTTGTCGAAAAATGCCTTTGTAAGTATATCCTGACCCCACTTTACTGCCCTATTGGTAATAGTAACTTGTAATCCCTCTTGTGACCAACCACCTACCATCTCACCATAATACAATGGTAAAACACCATAAATAGCACCAATCATCTGTCTTAATTCTTTTCTAACTTCAATAAATTCTAATTCTCTCAACGAACCAGTAAAGTCTAACCATTGAGCCATGTTTTTACCACCTTTATCAGATTCTACCATAAGTGGGTGAATCATGTAGGGGTCTTCAGCGGCTCGTTGTTCTAATTCGTTCCAAGACTTTCTAAATGTCTCATAGTTTCTACTTGCAATAACTAGCATACCTCTTGGTGGTCTCATTTTATCGAAATACTTTCTAACGTATTCATCCATATGAGATAAAGTCATAGCCTTAGACCATATAGCATAAATTGGAGAAAATCCATAAACTAGAGATGGTTTGTATTTACCAGCCTTCCAAATTACTTCACCTTCACCATAAATAACGCTTTTTGGCTGTGGTGTACCGATAGAATAGACAGAATTAACTTCAATAATAGCCTTTAGAGCCTCTACTGGTTGAGAATGAATTCCATCAGTGGTAACTTCACATAATGGTTTGTTTAATCTCTTTCTACGATGTTCAAAATGAGGACATACGAATATTGGCTCATGTTTATCATTATATCCTAGTCTACCATCACTATCACATATTACTGCTACTTGTGGTGGGTCTAGTCTAAGCAATTCTTTGATTTCCGTACCATTTGGATTGATCTTACCAGTTGCATCACTAATACTATAACTCTTTAATAACAATAGATATGCGTTATCAGCTATTTCCAAGTCTCTTTCTAATTGTCTAGATAAATCCTCTAATGTCTGACCGTTACCGTTTACAGATTTTTTCATTAGGTTCTCTAATTTCAATCTGTGTTCTGGAACTGGTCTTCTTAATTTATCACTACCACAAGTATCACACTGCATAGCAGATTGATCAATATTAGCCTTTGATTTTGGTATTGCATTACCAGCATTATCCTGATTTTGCTCAAATGGTTGATCATCTGGTCTTTCACTTACAAGTGGTGCATATTGGAATTCTTTACCACAATTCTCACACTTGTACTTCCAACGTTCTACTACTTCAAAACCGTTTTTGAACATTTCACGATTCAAAGTCTCAATAGGTATTCTCAATGCATCAATGTTATCGGCTAACTCATAAAGCATCATTAGGGGGAAGGGGAAAATAGGTAGTTTAGCACCACTATCTGTAGACATATAGGGCGTGGTTATACTAGGTCGTATAGTACCTTCGGTCTGAGATTTATTAATGTTTATAAGAGATTTGGCTACATTACTAAAATAATCTCTAACACCCATATATAATTCAACGTATGGTGATTAATAAACTTTGTTAAAAAAGTGTTAAAATCTTGTTACCTATGTATAGGGCAAGATGGGTGTCTAGAGCCATCACAGTAGCACTCTTCTTTTTTAGCTTTATGAATCTCACAAGAGCCTGAAGAACAAGTACATTTTGGTTTGCTCTTTACCTGAAATTCCTTCTTAGGGAATTCGTCTTCAAATGACATATAATCAAGAATATATTTAAAGCATATAAAGATTTGGTAATTGCCTAGTAGTGTGAGTTTGCATACCCTGAGAATTGGGTGGAGTGGAGTAACTAACCACCTAGGCACGATTTATATAGAAGTAGCACTATTGTATAATGATGAATTGTTGCAAAGACGTTTGTTTACGAACAAAAATCAAGTCAAAAGGCTACGCAAAAGACATTAAAAGATGTACTATTTGTGAGGTCTTCTTCAGAACAGAAGGTAACAGATGCCCATGTTGTAATGCAAAACTCAGAATAAACAGTCGCTGGTATAGAAAAGTGGCTCATTATTACTGAATGTATTTAAATGGGTTTAAATACTATTTTTTATGGTCGAATTAGAAGCAGAGGACTATCTAAACATACTTAGATGGTTTGAATCTAGGTTTTCCAACACACTCCCAGAAAACATACCTATTAAACACAAAAGAACGTTTTGGAAACTTACGTTTCTAGCCGAAGATAAAACAAAACAAGATAAACTGGAAAACGGACACTAAACGTTAATATTACCCCACGTATATTGTATATTGACTGTCAGGGATTACCTCTTGTGTCATAAAGGTAGCCCTCTTAAGTCGTTTTTTGCGAAGCAAAATTTTTCTTGGTAACATTTATATGTCAAATATAACCATACCAACATATGGTCGATTCGTGGGGTGCGAGGCATTTTGGCGGCTACGCTGGCGTTAAACATACTGCAAAACACATCGTAGCACAAGTTCCGAATATGAGCAAGTATAATACGTGGGTTGAGCCTTTTAGTGGACTTGGAAGAACTGCTGAATATGTTAGGCAAAACCTGACACTGATATTGAATGACAAATCCGAGTATGCGAATAATTACTGTAAAGAGCATTTTCCAAATGCCATAGTTGAAAATATGGACTTTATGGAAACTATAAACAAGTATGATAGTCCTACGACATTCTTTTTGATTGATCCACCTTGGCGTTATCATGCTTATTCTTTGAATAATTTGGCTTTTTGTGATAGAAAGGTTGTTGTTTATTATAGGGAATTATTGGAAAGAATCAAGACCCTACAGGGTGACTGGTTTCTACTTTCTGATGCCGCTGAGAGAGAGAATTATCACACTTTGACTAAAAGTGGATGGGGTACTAGGGTTGTAATGAGTGAAAAGAAGGTATTGTTTGGGTTATATGCCAAGACTTTGATTTGTTCTAATCTGTTCTAAACAAATATATAGGTGTATAGGTATAATAATACCATGGTTAAGACATGGCAAGTTGGAGTAATTACATTCCTGATTTGCAGTTTAATTTTTTCGCCAATCGGCATAATTATAGCGATAGTTATGTATAAGCGTTCTGTCAGGAAACCTGACAGACCCGATGCAGAAAAACTGCGAAAGGAATATAAAGTACTATGGGATAATATGGTGTGATGAGTATCTTTTCAAAAAGAAATCTTGAAAACACTATTTGCATGGCTTGTGGTTTGCCTTTTATAAAACACACCAAAGATCGTGCTACGAAATTTTCCGCCAAGGCATTGATGAAATGTATGATGAGAGTACAGGCTTCGTATGCTCTGGATATGGATAAATTAAAAATGGAGAAAAAAAATGAGAGTGGGTGATGAAGATTATGAGATTATGGCTCTCATGTTTGTTTATTGTCCCTGCCGCAAGTGTACTGAGAAATATGATCGTATTCTTTTACCTATTGAGGAACTATGGGAATCTAACAGGTATTTGAAAACTGTGAGGGATAATCCTGATCATTTTCTAGCCGATTTGAAATAATGATCAGGCTCTGCCTGATATTTGTATCGGATTTGTATCCGTAAAACCCCCATTTTTTGACTTTTTTCTATGTCTACTTGGAACGCCAATCTTACGTTCTAAACGCTGTGGAAATGTTCTATTTATATGTTATGATATTTACTAGTAGTATAAAAAGGGGGGATAGGATTTAGGTATTATATACCGTTTTAAATCCTAATGTAGAGTGAGGTCACGGCTTGTTTCGAGCCTAAGTGTTTATTCAAGACAGAAGCCTTGATACACTTTTGGTCGTGACCGCTCTTAGATACTTCAGTTTCTATGAAGTGAAGCACTTCAATGAGAGCATTCGCAAAGTTCTCGAATGCTTCATCTCGTGCACTTTCATAGTCGAGTGCAGAAGTCATAATATATCAAATACAGTAATAGTATATAACATCATCGGTTTGATTAGGATATGATAGATTATTGCAAAGTCCTCACACCAGACCCGCCTTGAATAAGGGTTATTAAAGGTTATACTCATGCCTGTGATAATCAAACCTATGAGGTTATATAGTATGATAACACTAGGTATAACATGACTTCCACAAGAAGCGATATAGTATTTGATAACACAACATCAAAGGCTATCTCGGCACTAACTGAGATTCAAAACTATCTCGAATACGAGTTAGATTTGATTCAGGCATCACTAGAAGGATTGAATTCCTTTAACATTGATACTGAATCCGTCTTGGATAAAGTATCAACATTAGTGCATGACTTAAGCGATTTGAATGGTCGTCAAAACACTGAGTTTACTCATGCTTTGGCAGTCGCTTTCAAGAATGTCTTGCACTTGGAAAACTTCTGGGAAGATGAATCGAATTGGGAAGGTCTGTCTGCTAAGCAATATCTTGGCAGTCAAGACCTTTATTCCTAAACTCTTTTTTTTATTATACTAACCATAACCTTTATATACCCTTAGTTGTACGCGAACGATTAGGCATATGGATAATCAAACCGATAGTGTTAAATAGTATTATGGGTATTAGTAATTAGTCAAGTAGTTCTGCTACTTGATTAGGGTAAAGTGGGTTTCTGATATTTCCCACTGTTTTCAGGCTTTAGAGAGTTGAAGCACCCGATAACTCTCAACTTAAAGTAATGGGGCTCTAGGTGGGTGGAATGACACCAAGGGCGGGCACACGAAAGAGGCAAGGAATGATTTCTGACAGAAAAGGGCTTCTTATCAGTGTGATAAGAACTGTTGTATGGTATGCAACAGAGCCCGCTACAAAGATAAGAGCTACAGCCAAAAGGCACAAGAACGAGGCGTTTACAGCGTAGGCTATGGCTTACGGAAGTATAGGCACGCCTACCATTACTTTTTTACTATTCGCCCTAACCTTTATATACCGTTATTATTGACATATTCCAACAACAACCTTTATATACCCTTATTCCAGACCAGAACCTTTATATACCCTCAGTTCAAACATAACCTTTATATACCGTCACTTTAGAGTTGTACACGCGATTCGTGGTGGGGTGGCGATACCTTTATATACCGTTAAAAAAAAATAAAAACCTTTATATACCCTTGTATGAGCCATAACCTTTATATACCCTTGCTATGCCCATGTAGGCTATATATAGGTTTCGGTCTGTTGTATAAAAAAAATACGATAGAAACCTTAATATACCGTTGGCGGTGCTGTATGGTATCGTATTCTAGGAATCAATCTATTCCATTATATGACAATATTATTGTGAGTATTATAGTGAGTATAGTTATTGGTGTGTATTATAGTGGTTATAGTGATTATGTATGATACTGACTACGGGTTAGCGGGTGCGAAACCTTTATAAGCCCTTGTTTTTGCCGAAATCAAACCGAAGGCTTTAATAACTGCGACCGCACAAAAACGCCATGCCCCAAAGCATAACCGACCAAACAGCAAACACAGATACCATTGTTTTGAATGAGGGTGAACGTATCCTTAATGGTGTCAATGGTTTGCAAGATGTATATTATAGGTCTCCAGACCTATATCTAACAATGGAACGAACCGAAGAAGGTTTACTTCTATTCCTTAGAAGTGAATTCCTTGCTAGATATATATTGGAACATGGAACAAATCCAACATTCTATGGTAATAGATACCAACTCACTAGAAATAGTGTAGGTATGAGTGAAGATAATGGGTTTGTTAGATATATCCCAGCTCGTATATATAACAATAGAGTTCGTGGATATATAACTATACCATTCCACAATGTCTTATTTGATATGAGTGATGGTATGGTAATAAACCAACAAGAAAGAGAAAGAAATGCTAGAAATTTCTCTAGGGGTATACAAGTATTGTATACTCAACCAATACCTGAGACCTCTTTCAGAACAATTCGTCTTGATATTCTGAGAGGATATGAGGAATTTATTAGAGACATACAACGTGAATACATGTCTACTCATAGTGGATATAACTATCCATTAGTTAATCTCTCTATGAAATCAATACCACGAAAAAAGAATGGCACATTTATAAAAGATGGTGTCATCTACAAAAAGATAACAGCTGTTAATACAGTAGCAGTTGAGTTCGAGGGATTCTGGTTTGATGGACATGTCCCAGATGGTGTGTATAGTGATTGTAGTGTATCAAATGCACTACGACCTAGATGCCAATGTGAAGATAGAGATGCATGTCCCTCATGTAATGGTATAATAGGTGAAGCAACTAGTGGCATATGCACACCTGATACCATAGATGAATGGATGGGATTGAATCACCCAGATAAAGTTGATTCATCATGTGGTATGCATGTACATGTAGGATTCAACAATGACCTGTTAGCATACAGTAAACTCATGACACCTACATTCCATAGATACTTCCTCAAACGATTCAATGATTGGGGTAAGCGTATGAATATCAATGAGGGCTCTAGGTTCTGGGTAAGAATTCAGGGACAGAATAGATTTGCTATGGATAAATTCCGTGCAACAAAACAATACCTCATGACACATAAAAGTGCAGATAGATATACATTCCTCAACTTCTGTTGGGGTCTGCATGGAACATTAGAGAATCGTATGCTACCTATGTTCAATGAGTCACGAATAGCTGTGAGTGCAGTACATGAGTTCATAGATATAGTGAATTCATATCTAGCAGAGAACATAGATGAAGCATACTCTTACGAGGTGGTAGCGTAAACATGTGCGTTATCATTCTCTGTGAGAGAGAGTTTCCTAGTGTAGATACCTTGAAGAGTGCCGAAGCTATGAATGGTCATGGTGGTGGTATTGCTTGGGTAGATAAAACAGGCAAGGTTATGTATCGTAAAGCTCTAGGGGCTGATGAGATACAACATATAATAGAAACAGAAGCACAACTACCAGCCATAGTTCACTTCCGTATCGCTAGTATTGGTCATGTGAGTGATGAGTTATGTCACCCATTCCCAATCACAGATGATAGTGAGGTGTCTCTTAGTGGTGAGTGTGATAGTGTTCTATTCCACAACGGAACGTGGAGTGAATGGGACACTCATCTATTGAGTGCAATCACTAGTGGTAAATTACCCATGCCAAAAGATACCAAGCATATGTCAGATAGTAGATGTATGGCATTACTAGCTAACACATATGGTAAGAACATTCTTAACCTGATAGCTGGTAAGTCAAATAAAATTGCAGTGCTATCTATCAATGGCATAGAGAAGTTCGGTGAAGGCTGGGTCACACACAAATCTAATACATGTAGTAATGACTACTTCGTAAAGAGAGAGACTGTGTTTACCTATGACCCAATGAGTAAGGCATACTCATATACAATAGCCAACAACGACAACACACAACACCATAACAAGAAGAAGAAAAAGAAAGGTAAGAACAAAACCTTTCAAGATTATTCTTGGAAAGATTGGGAGTATTCCCTTAACAATGGTAAAGACAATGACGTTGATAAAGACATGGCTATTAGTAATGCATATGATGAGTATTGTTCCATGTATGATAAGATGTATGAAGGTGGTCAACAATGAATAGCACACAAATGATAGTTAACGCATTGATAGAGGCTGATAGTAAACTCTATTCATATCAATGTCCATACCTAGCACTAGCAGATGTGCTAGGTTATATAACGCCTCAATGTATCCATGCTTTACCATCAAGATTTGGTCGCATATCTACCAAGCGTATGCTATTAAATTATGGGGTAGGTATAGCTAAGGCTAGTATGATATGGAAGATGTTAGAGCATGGATACACATTAAAAGAAATCGCAGAAAAAATTAGGAGTGATGAATATGATTAAGAGAATAGAACCAACACTATATCAGGCAGACAGTAAGTCTGACCCTGATCATAGTCATATCATATATCTAGATACTACTACTAATGAATGGGTATGCGATTGTATTGGATATAAATACAGACAGAGTTGTAGACATATCAAAGAGATACTATTAGATGTAGAGGAGAAGAAGAATGAAACAAGTTAAATGTTCTCTATGCACTCAATCATTTATCATTGATAGTGATTTGGTAGATAGAATGAAAAGACATGAGCAATTCCATAGAGAGTATGGTGTAAAGAATCTAGTGCATGGTAATGTACAATGGAGTGTGATTGAATGAATCTAACAGTCAATAGATTACGAACCTTTGATGAAGAGTTTGAATTGATAGATAAGAATCAAACCAAATGGAAAGTATATGAGATATGGGAAAAGATGAATGAGTTCATGAATGATACTGATAGAAACAAATGGTTAAAAAAGACATTCAGCAACACACTAATTATATTGGGGGGTAGATAAGAACATGAATATATTTGTGCTAGATAATAATCCCATACATTGTGCTAGGTATCATTGTGATAAACATGTAGTTAAGATGATATTAGAATCTGCTCAGATGATATGCACAACACATGCAACAAATAAAAATAAAAATCTAAACTATACTATACCATACAAACCAACACATATGAATCACCCATGCACTAAATGGGTAAGAGATTCATTAGGTAATTACTTGTGGCTAATGGAATTAACTAAAGCATTGAATGATGAGTATAGATATAGATATAATAAAGATGTAGATCATAAGTCATGGTCTGCTATCAAAGATCTACCGCTACCTAATATAAATAATATAGGTAGAACGTCTTGGGCTAGAGCTATGCCTATTGAATGTAAGATAGATAACACAGGTCAACGTGATACAGATGTGATTGAATCATATAGAAACTATTACTCTACACATAAGAAAGATATACTATTCTATACTAAGAGAGATCAACCATCATGGTTATCACTAGGGGCGTATTAAACTTGTACACGGAATCGCAGAAAAAAAACAGTCTTTCATTAGAAAGGAATAGGGGGTGATAGAATGGGAAAATATGTAAACAAACCAGAGAACATGAATATCATAGTAGCTGAAATGGCAGATATAGGAATACTAACCTTTAATGAAACCAGAGATGGCTATTATATATCTAAAAAAACATCTAGTATAATGAATGATATGGCATATGACCACTATCCATTAAAAATCGCAGACCTAGTTGATATACTAGTAGAATTTAATGTGAGAGATCAATCAGCCGTAATAGATTACGCACATGTGCTATATCAAAGCATAAAAAAGTTTGAGAGAAAATGTGGTATGCCGAATGGAATAATGGAGTCAATCAAGACTACAAAGAAGAGTCATACTGATGAGGCTTTAAGATAGCCGAAACCAATTTTTATTGGTCTATGACACAATACAAAAGAATTGATAAGTTCAACCTCAAAGTCATGATTAATGATGATGATGTTGCACATATGTTATCAGATGATGCTTTTGCAAAAATCTCTGATATTATATGGGAAGATTTGAAGCTCTATGATGGAGTGAGACAATAGACATGGCTATATGTTATGAATGTAATCAGGAAATGACAGACCATGTGAGTTGCTCTGTGACAAAAATTAGTATAAATGGCAAACGAAGATCGAGGGCAAAGTATAGGAATATAAATGACTGCCACGATTGTGGTTGCCCACAATTTGGTATTCATCATATGGGATGTGATATGGAAAGATGTCCAAATTGTCGTAGGCAATTACTTATGTGTGACTGTGTAAAGGATGATTGGTAGATATGAAGAAAGAAATAAGTATGACGACATTAGGTAAATGGGCAAAAGACGGTGAAGAAGTTCACTTCATAGACACTCCAAATGGTAAACTAGTGGTATTCAATCCACATAGATTCGTATGGAATGCATATGGTAGAGAGTCAGTTGATAGGGATAATATACTATCAGATGAACAATGGTGTGACTTTATATCAGAGAGTAGTATATATTTAGAACTACCTGATGATGCATTTCAAGATCAGCTTGAAGAATACTTGAAGGGAGAGGAAGAATAGATATGACAAAGAAAGTATTTTGGAAAGGAAAACTAAAGTGTCCTAATTGTAGGCAATACTCTGTAATAAGGGGTAAGTTTGGGGCTCGTTGCACAAATAGATGTGGTATCAATGAGTGTGACAAATGTCTTTTGATAGACCATTCAGAAGAACTGATATGGATCACATCAGATGACTTTGAACCACGAAGAAATGAACATGTCCCAGAAAAAGCATATGAGACATATGATGCACTATGTGAGGATTGCTATCTATCAATCCTAGTAGAACCAGAGGTGATATATCCATGATAGAATTACTAAAAGGTGAAGGTGAAGTCCCATTACTATGTCCTATATGTGAGGCAGATATAAATCAAACTGATGAAACATGGGAAGGTGGATATATGATAAGAGAGTTCACTTGTCATGGTGATGGTCATCATAGATTCACAGAACTATGGAAGCCTGTTAATTGGCAACAGGAGGAACAATAGATATGA